AATAAAGTGCTCAAGTTTCTCCTCTGGGATTGTCAAACAAGTCACTTCAGGAATTAAACAATTAATGGCCGTAGTCTTACCAATACCAGGCGCCCCCGTACAAACGAACATAAAAGGTTCAGGACGCGTACCATTGACGGAAACCATCCGAGTATTCAAATCCTTAATAAGGTCATTCAACTCCTTCAGTAACAAGGATAAAGCGTTCATTTGGTGGGTGTTATTAGGCATCTTAACAATCTTGCTCCTCACTTCCTCACCTTCAGCCCTAAGTTGCAATAATTCAGCAACAAAAATGCTATCCTTGAGTGGATCCTGCATATACTCGCGCTGTTTTTCATGAACCAGTTCACCGAATAGATTTATTTCCCAAAATGGGTCATCCTTAATCTTAATAGACTTTAAATTAGTTAAGTCGGTAAACCAGTTGAGCATAGACTGGACCAAACCAAGTAAAAATTCTATGGTGAAACAGGCACCATCCTGCATACGTCTAATGTTTGCGTTTTTCGCGACAAATTCCTCAACCATACCAAGAGCAGTATTTGATTTCAAATTTTTACAGATACACAGTAAGATGCCTGACATGGCCAACTTTGGCAACAAGTTAGTAAAATCAACTCCTCCTTGTGGGGTGACTTTATCCCCACCGAAGATATTAGATTTAATGATATCAATAAAATTAGAGATCCATGGTCCAAGATCTTGGTTGACTAATGTGTAGGCTATAGCCACACTAGAAAGAGCAGTAAAAATTATAGCGTCGTGTCCACCATAACGCACTGCTCTGTAACCCGTTATACAAAGGATAATAATACCTAAAACCTCTTTGTGTTCTAACATCCAAGCTCCTATACCGGTGTTGAGTGAGTGCTCAACATTAATGGATTTATCAGATAGATTCCTAATCGAATCGTTCAAGTCAGTAAATAGGGTTTTTGCTGTATCAGTGACATTGGGATCAACGCTAACATTGATTGGAATACCTAAATCTCTAGATGTTACACCGCCTTGGAGAATGCAACGATTGGTAGTGGATGAATCATTTGTGTCCCCAGATAGGGTGTGTTCACTTGATGCGTCATCACATGTAATATTAGAATCGACATCAACAAATCCACATAATTCTGGATCACCATTGAAAATTTCAACAGCCTTCGTAACACAATCCAGATTCTCGGCAACGTCGTCGAAAGCCATCTCATCAATCAAAACAATGTAGTACTTTGTTACATCACAAGTTTTATTTGAATTTAACAAATCAAACAAGTGATCTTGTGCGTTAATAAAAGTTTCAGAAAGAAATTGGGGCAAGACAAGCATACTATATCTAACATACAAGCAAGTTTGGTAAATGCGCATAAGATCAACTAAGTCAAGTTCATTGGTAACAATGCCACTTTGGAGTTCCAACTCCAAGGGAGCATAATCCCGAAGGGATGAGCACAGATACTCATCTGATTTCGAGATCCCCATCTGTCGTGGGCCGGGGGTCTTACCTGACTTCTCACGTCTGATCTTATTGAGCTTCCATTTCGGAAGCAAATTTCTTCGATTGAGATTGACACTCTTTTTAATTGTAGTATATGGTTTTGGATTCATAATAAAAATAAATCAAGGTTAAAATTGGCAAATAAGTTATGAGATAAAGGAGAATGATAATTGTAATAATAATAATAATGCTAATCATGATAAATGGCTGGGGGGCTGCCCTTACCTTCCGATTTCGCCAATACGGACAGGGATCTTCCGAGTGAAGATCAAACTCATCACACTCTAGTAGTGATCACTGTAAGTTAGTTATTAAGCCTTCAAACTTACAACTGAAGAGTAAACTCTTTCCCAGGCCCTCTAGTAACCTGTGCTTTAGGTTAAAGTATCGAGGAGATACAAGAACAAATAACAAAACAGACGGATAGGGAAATAAATTCACATCCCTTACTGACTTTACTTACTAACTAAGGACTTATGATAAATGATTAGTTGTTTAACCAACAATCAAACGACGCTAACAATGAGCACGTTCACAAGGTGCCATAACGATGACACTTCGTAGTTTTCATTCAGCTTTCAGTTACTCAAATTTAAATATTTCCGTTTAAGCACTATTTTTGGTGAGAAAATCTCTTTAAACATTTTAATATTTTTATTAGTTTAATAACCAAGTATGAATAGGAAAAATATCCCACCTAACGTGATTATCTTCGGGTGTTTTATCATATTTAACCCGGACTTTGTAAATCAAAGAAACAAAATAAAAACAAAAATAAAGAAACAAGCAATAGAGGACAATTTCACATTACAAGTTTCTTTACAAAATGGCCTATGGCCATGTTACCAATTGTTACCAATCAGCCACCACACGTGTGGAATTGACATCAACCCCAAAGGTTGTACATTTCCCACTAGGAAAATGAATACGAATCTACTGATCCGCAATGTCTAACTATCAGAATCAAGAAGATCTTCAAGTTCGCAAATTGAGCCGCATAGAAAGGGATA